AGTCGGTGTTGAAGGCGCAGTTGGATGACAGTGGGACAGACTCGGCATCTACCTTGGAAAGTTCAATGTCCAATCGGTCGGCGATTGCGAAGCAATCGGAGGAGCGGTCAAACGAGTGTTTAACGGAGGGTTTAAACGAGCAGTTGCAGGAGCCTTGTATGACAGGGTTGAAAGACCCTTCTAGTCAAATAGGCGGCGGTTTGTTGGACGAGGAGCGATGGGAAGATTCGGCCTACGGTTTCGAGTTTGTGCCGGAAGATGCGTTAGAGTCTGGTTGGGGTAACATTGCTCGTCCATTGATTAAACGTCCGTTAATGGTAGAATACAAATACGAGCGACCTTGGCAGCGAACTGCCGCAATCCGGTTTGCTACAGGCGAAACAATAGCTGAAATTGCTCGTTCAACTGGTCGAACTTCTCAAGGAGTCCGTTTAGCAGTCAATCAACAACGAAACCAAGAAACCATGCAAGATGTAATCTACAACGGCCTCAAGCCAACATTCGAACGAGTCTTTGTTAAGGCTCTTCCTGGAGTGGCCAAGAACCTAGTTCGTATCGCAACCAACAACGATGGCGAAGGTGGTATTGCAACAAAGGACCAAATCAAGGCCGGTGAGGTTGTAATGAATCGAGTCCTGGGAATGCCAACTCAGCCAATTGAAGACGGGCGAACAAAGAACCCACGAGAAATGACGGATGAGGAGTTATTGACTGAGATCATAAAACAACGGGAAACAGTTCCGGTAAATATGTCAAATTAGCAAGCAGCGTGACACCCGGAGCGCATCTTGCATGACATCGAACTTTGTTAGGCTGTTTGCCAGTTAAAGTAATTTGTGGACTCAACCTTAGAGCAAACACTTGGCACTAGTCCAGTAGCACAAGAGTTCTTGGCTCGGCGCCGTGCTCGAACAAGCCTACTCGACTGGTGTCTCATTAACGGTTTCGTCCCCGCTCGGCATCATAAACTATACCTTGACGTTCTTGAGGGTGCAACAAGAGGCCAGTCTCGTCGAGTCATAATCAGTGCGCCGCGTGGTTCGGCAAAATCAACCTACGCTTCAGACCTATTCCCACCCTGGTTTATCGAACAACGTCCAAACAGTGAGATTGCTGTTTGTTCTCACAACATGACATTGGCTTCAAAGTTTGCACGTCGAAGCCGAAATCGTGTTGCACTCAACGATAAGGTTCTAACCTACCAACTTGCCGCCGATAGCCGTTCTGTTGAATACTGGGAAACAACTAACGGCTGTAAGTTCGGCTGTTTTGGCATTGGTGGTAGTGTACTTGGAATTCGAGCAGACTTGGCAATCATAGAAGACCCTTACGGTTCAAAGGAAGAAGCCTACAGTCGAGAAGCTCGTGAAAAGGTTTGGGATTGGTGGGAATTTGATATGCGCCCAACGCTTAAACCTAACGCCTCTGTTATTGTAATCAGCAGCCGTTACCATGACCAAGACTTTGTTGGGACTTTGTTAGAGAAGGAAGGAACTGAATGGACCTACATTCGCATACCTTTGTTTGCGGAAGCAAATGACCCTGTAGGCCGTCAACCCGGTGAATTGCTTTGGCCTGAATACTTCACTGCAAGTATGGTTGCTGATGCTCAAAAGAACCAAGACGTTCTTTCAAGTCAATATCAGCAAAACCCAACTCCTGAATCCGGCAACTTCTTCCACGTTGAACACCTACATACCTACTTACCGCATGAGTTGCCTAAAACCGGTTCGCACTATCTTGCCAGTGACCATGCTTTGTCAGAGCGTGAAGAGTCCGACTCTGATGTTCTACTTGTTGCTCGTGTTGACCACAACGACAACATTTACATTTTGCCAGACTTGTTTTGGAAAAACAAAGTCCTAACAATCGACTTCGATGAAGAAGCCTTTCGTATGCTTCGTCTGTATAGTCCCCTTGCATGGATGGCAGGTAAAGACCACATAACCGGCGCGTTAAAGCCTTATTGGATGCGGCGAATGCAACAAGAGCGTTTGTTTGTGTTCTTTGATGAAATTCCACATGGGAACAGGCGTAAACGAGAACGTGCCCAGTCCATTCGTGCTTGGATGCAACAAGGAAAGGTGTTGTTTCCTTCAACGGCTTCTTGGTGGCCAGCGGCGAAAACCCAGTTGTTGAAGTTTGACAAATCAGACGAAGATGATTTTGTTGACGCATTATCGTGCTTAGGACAGGGGCTTGATTCGATGTTTTCTGGCTCAAAGCCGCGTATTGAAACTCCGCTTGACAAACCGCGAGAACTGACATTAGATTGGCTCAAGAACAGCGACAAATGGAAACGGCGACAATCACAACTGGTATTGAGGGACAACTGAAGCGGCGAGAGCCGTCTGAGTCCGTTCAAGCCTTTGTCCGTGAATGGATTGCAAAGGTTCGTGCCGCGCGTTCGTTTTTTAAAGGCGACTTCAAACGGATGCGTCAAGACATGGAGTTTGCCGCTGGTATTCAATGGGATGCTCAAACCTCTATCGTCGAAGAAGATCGCTACGTTGCAAATTTCCTCAATCGTCAGGTCAACGACAAAGTAGCTGCTCTCTACGCCCGTGATCCTAAATTCATTGCCGAGCGTCAACCTCGACTTGAATTTGAAGTTTGGGATGGTCGAATGGAGTCCCTTGAACAATCTGTTAGTAATGCTGGTGATCCCGATGATGTTGCCGCAAAGACTCTTATCTTGGATTTTACTCAAGGCCGAATGCAAAAGGACAACCTTGAGAAAATTGGCAACACACTTGCCATCTTGTTTAGCTGGAACGTTCACAATCAAAAACCTAGCTTCAAGCTTCAGATCAAACAGCTTGTTCGCCGTGTAGTTACAGCCGGAGTTGGATTTGTGCGTCTTGGTTTTACTCGTGAAGACCAACCTCTTTGGGCATCTAGTGACACAGATAGCACGTTGCAAAACCGAATTAAGCAAGCAAAGTTAATAATTGAAGAGCTTGAATCTGGGAAGCTTCAAAACCCAACTCCTGCAACTGAAACCCTTCGCAACTTGTTTTCAAGTATTGAAGACTCGGCTCAAGACTTAGAGCAGAGTGACGTAAAGGAGCGACTGACTTTTGACTTTCCCGTAGCAACAAGTATCATCCCAGACAAAGCCTGTCGATGCTTAAAGGGTTTTGTTGGGGCTCGTTGGGTTGCACAGCAAACCTTCCTTCCGCTGTCTGCGATTGCTGCTTACTTTGAACGGCCTGAAATCCTCTCTACTTCCTCTGAACTTGTCAAATATTCAAACCCGTCTGAATCTTCGACAATTGAGGAAACAAACTACATTGAAAATGATCCGTCGAGTATAGTTACTCAACATCAAGCCGATCCTATTGGTTGTGTCTTCGAGGTTTGGGACCTTGACACAAAAACAAGCTTCTTTCTGCTTGACGGTTTCAACGACTTTTTGCAATCTCCCGAACCGGCCTTTCCAGAAACGAAACAATTTTGGCCTTGGGTTTGTTTAACCTTCAACGACGTTGAGACTGAGCTAGGTTGTAAAGCTTCAATTTATCCTCCTTCTGATGTTCGTATAGCTAAAAGTGCTCAAGTTGAATGGAACAAGTCCCGTAACTCCTTGGCAAATCATCGTGTTGCTAGCTCGCCAAGGTATGTTGGTCTTAAAGGAACAGCAAGTGATGTTGACTTGGAAAACTTGAAAGACCTAAACCCGCATGAGATTCTTTGGTTGAAAGGTCTTCCTCCTGGAACTAAGCCAAGTGATATCTTTGGTCGATTGCCAACTGAACGAATTGATCCATTGCTTTATCAAACCGAACCATTCTTACAAGACATCTTCCTATCGCTAGGAACAGAACAAGGCCCACAACCGGCTTCGGACCGGGCAACGGCCACCGCTGCTACAATCAACGAACAAGCTCGTATTGTGGCTAAGTCTTCTAACGTAGATGACTTAGATGACTTATTGACTCAGCTTGCTGAAGCTGGTGGCGAAATCTTGATTCGAGAAGTTTCTATTGAAACTGTAAAACGTGTTGTTGGTCCTGGCGCTGTTTGGCCAGAGCTAAATCGTGAAGACTACATCAACCAAATTCTGTTGAAAGTTGTTGGTGGTTCTAGTGGGCGTCCAAATCGTGCGTTGGAGTTGTCTAACTTGAATCTGATGCTCCCGCACATGATTGCAATCGGCGTAAACCCTCATGTGATTGCACGGCTCATGTTTAAGATTCTTGACGAAAACTTTACTGAGGATGATGCTTTTCCGCTTGGTCCTTCTCCTACCGCATTACTTGGTCAGGGAGCCGTGCCCAGTCGTTCTCAGCCTATTGCACCAACAAGAAATGGACAAATGCAAGCATCTGGCCCTTCAATGAAACAACAAGAGTCTATGATGCAGATGGGGTCTCGTTCAGTGGCTTAACAAGACAGACGTATGCCTGAAACACTTTTAGACGATAAACCTGCGGAAGCTTCGTCAACTTCCGAAAGCGCCAAGGTCGATTCGCAACCGACAAACCTAGAGCTTGCTGCCCTTGTGGACGGCGTGCTTAAAGAGAAACTAGGCTCTTCTGAACAAGAAGGGTCCAACAGTGAACAGGAACAGACAGAGGAAACGGTAAAGGAAGAAAAGCAAGAAGAGCAAGACGAACAAGAAGAAAAGTCAGAAGAAGAGCAAGAGGAAAAGACCGATTCTGAGAAGGAAGAGGTGGAGGGTGAAGAGAAGGTTGAACAAGAAGCTGAATCCAAGCCCAACCCTGACGAAAAACTTCCATTTAACAAACATCCACGCTTCCAAGAGCTAATCAAGGAAAGTCGTGAACTAAAGGCCGTTCGTGTTCAAGTTGAGCAAGAGAAGCCGTTTGTTGAATCTGCAAAGGCACTTTCGGACTTTTGTTCCAAAAACAAAATCGCCGATAGTGACCTTCGTGAAGCTCTCACTCTGGTTGCTTTAGGAAAGACTGACCTAAAAGCTTTTCGAGTTAAGTTAGGTGAAATCCTAACCGACCTTGATATCACTACAGGAGAACGTCTTCCTGTTGACCTGCAAAAGAAGGTTGATGACGCCTTAATCGACGAGGATTCAGCCAAAGAACTCGCTCGTTTACGTCTGCAAAACAAGACGGCTCAACAAACCGGGCAGTCTTACGAGCAGCAACTTCTTGAACAGCGTCGGCAACTTATTGTCTCTGCAATCAACAGTTGGGAGCAACAACAACTTAAGAATCCAGACTATGGCAAACTTAAGGCTGTTATTGCAAAGTTCTTCCAAGCTGATTGTGCTTCTTCTTATCCTCAAACATCGTCAGAGGCAGTAGTGCTTCTTGACAAAGCTTTGAAGGATGCAAAGGAGCAGGTTAAACAGTTTCTTCCAAAACCAGTCTCTCGAAAGCCTGTTAAACTAAACGGTTCTTTAACTCCTGCCGAAGAGCAAGACTCTGACTTTGACAGCTTTGATAGCAAGACTGTGTTGAAGTTCATCAAGTCCAAGCTTGCTGCTCGGCGTTAACAACGAACAACGAAATTATTTATGGCAATCTCATACACAACGGCAAACGACATTGCAGATCTTGTTCTCGACAAATACATTCGAGGCAAGTCCCTAGCTCAAACAATCCAAGAACGGCCCTTGCTGAAGGCTTTGAACGAAAAGAAAAAGACCTTTAGCGCTGGCAAGACCAATGTTTCTCTTTCTGTCAAAGGCCAGTTCATGTCTGACACGGCTGGCTTCTTCGCCGGTTATAGTGGTGCAGATAGCATTGCTGCAACGTTCAAGCAGTCTGAGAACGTTATTCGTGCTATTTATGCTTGGAAGGAAATGGTTGCTTCCTTGGTCATCAGTTGGACTGAGTTGAAGCAAGTAGGCATCCATGTCGAAGATAACCAGAAGACTTCCAAAAGTAGCGGAACTGAACTTGAAGTCTTGTCAGACATCTTGGTTGAACGCCTGTCTGACTTTGGAGAATCTTTTGCTCGCAGCATGAACACAATGCTTTGGGGTGATGGTTCACAAGACTCAAGCCAGATTCCAGGTGTTGCTGCATTGTTAACAACTACTCCTGGAGTTGGTTCAACTGGTGGTATAAGCCGAGTAACTAAGCAATGGTGGCGGAATCGTTATCAAGGTAACATTACTGTCTCACCACAGAATCAGACTTTGAGCAAGACGCTCCGTTCCGAGCTTCGTTTGCTTCGACGTTACTTAGGCCGGCCTGATGTTGCTGTTTGTGGGCGTGAGTTCATTGAGGGACTTGAATCTGAGTTGACCGAAAAAGGTCTTTACACTCAAGAAGGCTTTGCTAACTCCGGCAAGACCGATTTGGGAGTTGCTGATATCAGCCTTCGTGGACTTGGAACGTTCCGTTATGATCCATCGTTGGACGACAACGGCTTTTCAAAGCGTTGTGTTGTTTACGACAGTCGCCGCCTGACTCTCTTTCCAATGAGCATGGAAGAAAACAAATCTTTGACACCAGAACGCCCTTACGACCAGCTTGTGTTTCTCAAGAGCATGACCTACACCGGCGCGTTGTGTATCAACCAACTCAATGCTTGTGCAATCTACGAGATTGCTTAACTGACACAACAACCACAACAAGCTACTAATACAAACCATGAAAAAACTCACCTTGCTTGTTTCACTGACAGCTTTGGTTGTCGGTTTAACGTTCGCTGCGGTTCATCAATCACAGTCGTTGTTTAGCGGAGACGCTACAACGATCATGTATCAGGCCACAACTGCCGCAAAAACCTTCACGTTTGATGACGCTTGGCAAACAAACGTCTTCTATACGTCCTATGGCCCACGCGTTGCAGTTCGTGCCACGGCTGAGAATAGTGTAGATGTATTCTACGCTCAGAATCACGGCTTTGTAAACACGGATCGAGTCTATGTAACGGCTCGAACAATGCCATCTGGAGTTTCGGCCTTAACTGTTTACTTCATCATAGGTTCTGCCGCTGGTTCGTTTCAAATCTCAACTACGTCCGGCGGTTCTGCTGTAACCTTCACAACTGATGGAGCCGATATCATTGTTTCCAGCATAACCAAAGCCAGTTATCCTCAAGGCACAAACACCGCCAGTGGAGCAATCTACGCGAGTTGGGCCGAAGACATAAAAGGGTTTGCTGATGCCAACGGAAACATTGCCAGTCCAAACGTCTCTGTATCTTTGCTTGGAGATGTTAAACTAACCAACACAGTGACGTTTACGTTTGTTCGTTCAGGGGATGGAGTTAACTTTGGTCTATCAGCACAGGACCAGTTCTCATTTGCCTTGACTCCAACAACGTCGCTGGTAACTGTTGTAACAAACCTCCCAGCGCAGTTCCTTACAGGATCAAGGTTGATAAAACCTTACACTGTCGTTCTTGCAACAAATCCAGGCGGTGCAGGGATTCTTGGATTAACTCGAATTAGCCTCAACGGGTTCGTGCCATAAAGGAGGAAATTGTGTGTAACTGGTCTAGTGGCAGGACAAGGTCACTAGACCTTTTCCAATAAAATTATGAAGAAAACAATGTTGGTGATAACTGTTCTGGCAATTGTATCTTGGACAAGCTACTTGGTCTTCGCTCAAACCTTTGCCGGACGACAAAACGCTCCAGTGACTGAACAAGCCTCTAACTTCTTGCAAGGTAAGAGCTTTACAGTAGCTTCTAACTTGACTGTGACTGGAACAACCACGTTCTCAGGGGCTTCGACGTTTGCAAGCGGCGTGTCCTTGCTTGACACTTTGACTGTTACAGGTCTAAGCTCTTTTTACGACACAGCTTCTTTAGCCGCAGTTGTTGCAACTAACGCTTCGACATTTAAGGCCGGTGTTGCAATTGCTGGAACACTTACTGCAAGTGCAGTAACAGTAACGAACGCCTTGTTGGGAACTCAAGCAACGTTAACAACTTCACTGCTTGTTAGTGCGGCTTCAGCAAACAATAACCCGATGGTGCGTTTGACTTCAGCGGCAGGGTTGCCTCAATTGGTGCTTGAAGACCTTGATGCTTCAGACTCACAGGAACCGTTTTGGTATTTCCAGAGTGCAAACAATGCTTCGCAAGGAAGGGGCTATATTGGTTTTGCTGATCGTAGTGGAACTAATTTAACGGGTAATGCTGATATATTAGCTCTTAAACCTGGTGGCTTAGAGCTGTATGGAGCTTTGACAGTTGATAACATTAAAGCTACTAATGCAATTACGGTAGGCTCTTTAATTAACTTGGGAACATCAAGGCTAGATGGAGCAGTCACAGCGGATTCCATTACAGCAACGAATGCGGTATCTGTGGGGTCTTTGACAGTGGTTACAAACGCTACAGTTGGCGGCACGTTTGGTGTTACAGGAGCATCCACAATGAATAGTTTGGTTGTGACTAACGCAACAACCCTAAACGGTTCTGCAACATTGGCCTCTCTTAATGTTACAGGTGCTTTAACCAATAGCGCCCTTACAGCAAGTCTTCCTGTCTTTACTGGGGCTGATAAAAGCTTGGCATCCAAGTCCATTGCAAACACCTTGTTGGCTCTTGGAATTCAGTCTGGAAGTGGCACAACCGCCGCCGATGGCACGGTGACAAATACCTTTGGAACGGCTTTTAGTGTCGCTCCAAAAGTAATTGTTCAAATCACAGGTGGAGCAACAACCGTCTTAACAAACGCTGTTTCAGCCATAACAACCACAACCTTTGTGGTTAATTTCGGCTCTCAATCCAAAACATTCGACTACGTTGCAATCGGAACACCGTAAGGAAGCACATGGAAACAGCAAGAGTAAGACTAACAGTTGACACAAGTGGAGTAAGCGGCACGACAGTTGACTTGGTTGTAACACCGGCAGAAGCTCGGATGCTTTATGTTGGACATCAAGCCAAGTGCAACGGGCGTCCGTTAACCTGCTTTCGGTTGTTGAGAGACGTTCTTATTGACGACGCCGATGACTTAGCTCGTCTGCAAGCTAAATACGCCGAACTGCGAATTGATGGTCGCAGAACAGTTGTATTTGACAAGCTCTACGGGAGTCATATTAACAACCCAATGTTAAAGCTGCCTCAGACTTTTAAAGAGGCTGGCTTTAACATTGATGCAGATGGAGTTCTTGTTGACTCAGTTGACGGCGAAGAGCGTTCAGTTGTGAACAGCGGAAACGCATTCAAAGCCCAGAAACAGCTTCAGGAACTTGCTGCCGAACCTCTTGAAGAAGCCGAATACGAGTCTGCTTTGTCTTCTCGTTAGCCATGTCTCGTCAATCGACATTAGCCAATGTTCTCCTTATGGTCAAAGGAGAACTTGGCTATTCGCTTACGGCTGGTGTGGCAGTGTCTGGGGATCAACTCCTTTACACACTGATTGACAACACCCAAAAGTGGCTAGCCGATCAATTCGACTGGCCGTTTCTCTTACAACGTAGCGATGTTTCTTCAGTGGCCGGAACTCGCTACTTGACTCTTCCAACAACGATTGATTTCGAGCGGGATGTTCAAGTTGCAATTGCTTGGGGCCAACAGTGGCTTGAATTACCGTATGGTATTGGTCGCAACGAATACAACACTATTTCTAGCGGCGATGGTGGTATTACTGCCAAACAACTTGATCCAGTATTACGTTGGCAAATGTATTCACAAACTCAATTTGAAGTCTGGCCAATTCCTGTTTCAACTAACACAGTTCGTTTTACTGGGCGAAGGCCTTTAACTTCTTTAAAAGCGGCTGGTGTTTACGACCCTACTCTAACCCTTGACCTAGATGACTTGCTGATTGCCATGTTTGTCGCATCTAAGCAAATTTCAGACAAGGAAGCTGGTAAACGACAATCTTTGCTTGAGTTGGCAAACGCACGGTTTAATACACTAAAGGGTCAATATCCGTCTCGGATTGACAAAACGCCGCTTGTTCCTCGCAGTGGCCCTCAACGCAAAATCCTTCCAACAATCATCATCGCTGCTCCATAGTTATGCTAATTACTCCTCCTCCTGCTGTCTTTAACGGTTACAACATAATCGTTAAGAACTCACCCGTTAACAACGTTCAGTTGAATCTTGCTGGAATTGACTACACTTCTGCAAATGGTTCAGTGCGTTATATTCAGCTCTTTTCTGGGGTTGCTGTTCCTGTGAATGGTGCAGTTCCGCTCTTGTCAATCAAGGTTGCGGCAAATGGAAGCGGTGTTTGGCGTGCGCTTGAAGGGTTTCCTTTCCCAGTAAAGGCCCCTGGTCTTGTTGTTGCCATTTCTTCAACATCAGGAACGCTAACTATTGACGCGTCAGGCGCGTTTGACTTGGAGCTAATGGTCGAAGAGTATGCTCCGGCTTACATTGGGCAAACGGCATTCACGGTTGTTGGTGACTTAACAACCGGTGTTGACTCGCTTGCTGTTTGGTCCGAAGCTACAGGTGCAACAACCCGTCAGTTCCTTAAGCGTATTCAAGCAATCAACCTTGTTGCCGCTGTGCGTTATTTGGTGGTTTATGCCGTTGATACACCTAATGCTGATCCAAGAATTTCAAAGCCTTTGGTTTTAATCACAATCCCTTCTAGTGGTTCGATTGACCGCTCTTTTGACTTTCGAAGTGGTTTGCGGTTATTGCAAAACGACTCCACAGGGAACTACTACGGTTGCACAATTAAAGGAGCTACTGCCATTACTGCAACTTCTATAACGTTTTCTGCTGTGTCTGGTTTTAACATCCGTGCCGAGTTCGCGGCTTTTCAAAATGGATGACCAACGAAGAGAAATTCTTCAGCAAGCTAGTCAGTCCTGGCCCTAGTATGCTTTACATGGCAGACCGTTATGGGTTCAAGCGGTTTGTTCAAGCAGTTCAACGAGGTAATATGGACCCAACTTTTGCTGGTGCCGTTGGTGATTTCGATTGGCAACCATACATTGTAAACGCAACCTCGCAAGTCTTTCATTGGAACGAATCAACTTTAGAATGGATTTAGCATGAAAAATCTTTTTCGTTTGTTTTTGTTAAGTTTGATGTTTGTTTGTGTTTTTGGTGCAACACCATTTGAGTATGCGCCTGTTTACACGAACATGACAACGATTCCGATTGCGACCATCAACAATCGGATCATGACAATGATCGGCGGAAGCACAGTGACGAATCAATTCAGCGGGGCTGGGAGTGGGTTTGGTGGGTTCGCAATCTTCGATACCAACGGCGTTATTGCGACTGTGGACGGAACAAACATTTGGGACCGGCGCATACCTGCTCCCGTCAATGCGGTGTTCACGGCGGGAGCGGGCACGCTGGCAACGGCGACCTATTACTACCGCGTGAGTGCGTTGAATGCACTTGGCGAGACACTTGCTTCAACGGAAACATCTTTGGCGATAACCGGGCCAGCGGGCGTGAATGTCAATTGGGCTGGGGTGCCGGGGGCAACTGGTTACAAAGTCTATGGGCGCAGCATTGGGGCAGAGTTGTTCATTGCACAGGTTGGTATGGTGCATACCTATTTAGACACGGGCTCTATTACTCCAAGCGGCGCGTTGCCAGGGGCCGACACCTCGATGGGCGGCACTGGAACATGGCGGCGTCTTTACCAACGTGTCTATGGTCCAGCGGGTGGAAAGCTTACAGGTGATTACCCTGCACCTGAACTTGCTGACACTGCGGTTACTCCAGCCTCTTATGGTTCTGCAACTCAAGTTGGAACCTTTACGGTTGACCAAGATGGTAGGCTTACGGCAGCGGGCAACACAACGATTACGGGCACGGCTCCTGGTGGCGCTGCGGGCGGGGATTTAACCAATACCTACCCGAATCCTCTCGTGCGGAGAATCTATGGCGCTGACGTCCCGGTCGCGGGTGCGTTAACAGTTGGCAATGTGCTACAAGTGAATGGTGTGAGCGCGTTGACTTATGCGCCGGTTAACCTGGCTGGCGGTGTGAACTATGTGACGGGCGACCTTCCAGTAGCTGACGGCGGCACGGGAGCAAGCACTCTAACAGGAGCGTTACAAGGTAACGGGACAAGCGCGATCACGGGCGTGTCAGGAACGCAATACGGGCTCGTCTATTGGCCAACAGCGAGTACGTTGGGAACAACTGCGGCGGGAACCACAACTACAATTCTTCACGGCAACGCTGCCGGAGCCCCAACTTGGAGTGCGGTTTCCCTGACCACAGACGTGTCTGGTGATTTGCCATTCGCAAACCTGGCCCAGATTGCAAACAACTCACTGGTCGGGAACTTCACCGGAAGCACGGCGGATATTCAGGTTCTTACTTCGATCACAAGCACAAACCTGGCTCAAGTCCTAAGTGACGAGACCGGCACTCGCTTTGTTGTTTTCAGCGACGCCCCGACGTTTACGACAGGCATTACGACTCCAGCAGTTACGGATAGCGGATTGACTGCGACTCGCGTCACGTTTGCCGGCGTTGGTGGGTTGCTTGCTGATGACGCAGACATGACTTTCGCGACCGACACACTGACCGCAACCAAGATCGTTGCTCCGACTTCTGTCTCAACACCACTGATCATCACAGCAGCAGGGGCGTTAGGGGTGACTCCGGTATCCGGGTCTGGGGTGAATATCAATTTGGCAACGACTGGCGACTTTGCGGTCAACACGTCACAGCTTTATGTTGATACTTCAACAGCGAAGATTGGTATCGGGATAACGACGCCAGGCGAAAAATTTCACGTGTCAGATCAATCAGGAGCAACTGGACCGAATATTAAGATTGATGGCGCTCTGGCAGACGGTTCTAATTACATAGGTGGCCTATTATTCGGAATAACAACGACTCCTGTTTCGGCAATCAAGAACAAGGAGTCGTCGGATGGTATTTACGGTTTGGAATTTCAAACTTACAATGGCTATGGTGATGCTTTGGCAACAAGGATGACAATTTTAGGTGCGGGCAACGTCGGCATCGGGACAATAGTGCCACTCGCAAAGTTAGCGGTTAACGGCGGTGTAAACGTGGGTGCTGATACTGATCCTGGCGACAACAATTTGAGCGTTGTCGGCTCAACAACGACTGGGACATTGGTCGTCACAACTTCATCCACTCATTCCTATGCGACTGCTACGACAATGGCGGCTTTCAACGGCTCGAAACAACTTGTTAGTTCAACGTTGACTGAGGCTGGATTGACCAACCTAAGTGGCGCCGGAGACCCGATTACGCTCGGCACAACTGGTTCTGCGCTTGGCCAGAGATTCCTGGACACGACTACAGGCGGCTGGTGGAACTACAGCCCTGTTTACGGTTGGCTCCCATGACACGCTGGGTTGCCATTTTATTTGCTTCTGTGGTAGTTGGGCTCGCCGCTGATCCGGTGTTCTTTGCACCTGTAACAAACGATCTTGTGGCAATAAAAATCCCAAAGATCAATAATAGGATGGTGTCATGGCTTTCTGGTAAGACAACTACCAACACGACATTTTTCGGCGGCCTGTTTCTCTACGAAACCAACTCGACGGCGACGATTGACTTGGAAGACGTGTTTCCGGCAACTGGATTTGGTGGGCGGCACAATCGGCTGAAGATAGGGCCGAGAAGTCTTGGCTCTGGCACAGCGGACTCTACAACTTATCTTCGGGGGGATAGCACCTACGCGACACCGGCGGGGAGTGGAACTGTTACAGGCACAGGTGTCGATAACTACATAGCTGTTTGGAGTGCCACAAGCGTGCTTGATTCGAACGTAAACTTCCAGTATGACTCTGCGCTGGGAGCAATGTCGATTGGAGATGTTCCAGCTACCGGGGTGTCTCTTTTTATCAGCCGCAGCGGAGCAACTACTTCAGCGAGCGAAGGGATTGATATCTCCAATACAGCGACGAGTTCGACAGCTTTGATCAACAAATACGGACTTGCGCTTGTTTCGACCGGGACATGGAACGGCACGAGCGCAAATAACTACGGGCTCTATATCGGTGGAGTAAGCGGCGGCACAGCTAACTGGGCGCTTTACAACAACAATGCGGCGAATCTTTATTTGGGGACGGGCAAGATACTGATTGGCACAACGTCCACGTCAGAGGCTCGTCTGATCGCGCTTCACAGCGGAACTCTGATTTCCCCAGTTGCGGGCACGGTAGCGCAATTTCAAAACTCTACGGCGACGAACACGTTGGCATATCTGAATGTAATTAGTGGCACGTCTGGGACTGCTGGCATTGCATTCGGAGACACGGCTAACACTGGGCAGGGTGTGATAGAATACGACAACTCGATTGACACTCTCAATATTGTTGCGAGCGGGGCAGGCCAAATGACAATAGCAGCCAATGCGAGAGCTACTTTAGGCGGATACGGAATTCCGGTAGTTATCTTCACGCAAACCGCAAATTCTACCGTGGCTAATACTGTTACGGAGACCACATTGTTGAGTGGTGTTGGAAATCTAACGATTCCTGCCAATAGATTGATTGCTGGGTCAGTTATTCGAGTGAAGGCTAAAGGCATACTTTCCACCAAGGCCGCTCCCGTTGGGGTTGGATATTTTACGCTTTATGTTGGAGCCGGAAATGGAACTGCTGGAAGTTGGACTGCTTCTTTGACTAGTGTAAACTGGACTTATGAGGGGTCATGGACTATTCGCACTGCTGGGGCTTCTGGGACACAAGCAAGAATCCAGGAGGCGTTCTACGATGACGGGACAGGGTCATGGAAAACAATAACCGGTTCTTTGCAGACTGGTGGTAATATCAACACGACGGCAACTCAGACAGTTAATCTCACATGGACTTGGGGAACCGCCGACGCTTCGAATTCAATTACTTGCGGTATTGCTACAGTAGAACTTCTTAACCCATGAAATACCTTGCTCTCATAACGGTTTGGTTGCTGCTCGTTGGCTGTGGCAAATCACAAGTGCGAGTTATGCCAGCGCAAAAAGAACACCTTGTGTTCGCGACAACAAACAATTTTGGACTAATTCCGATAACCCCGCCAGGTTTTCAGCCAAACGCAAAGTTGGAAATCATTGGGAGTTTGGACAATCTAACGCCATGAAATACTGCGTTCTCATGGTAATTGGGTTGCTGCTCGTCGGCTGCGGCACGTCGCGAATCGAGCGGCTGTCCAAGCAGTGTCTCGACAAGGACGCTAGCTTTGTGATTGAGATCAATCAGCGCACGGGCTTGACCAAGTTGACTGTGGCCGCTCCGCGTGTCGGCTACTCGGTCAAAGCCGGTGACGTGAGCGTAATCGTTCCCACGAACGTCACCATGAGCGTTCAACATCTTGTTTTCCCTACAAATTCGGTTATCATGCCCTCAACAAACTCAGTGAAAAAGCCATGAAAGCTAGACTTACGATAAGCTTCGCAATGATTGGATTGACCGCGATGCTTTTGGGCTCGTCACAAAACGACGAAGCAAAACGTCATATAGCGAAGATGCGTGCGGATGGGTCTATCACTAATGTCATTGCTATTCTTATAGCCGATGGCACTTTTTGCCAAGTCAGCGGGCATGTGTGGGGTCAACATAGCCATAACACTCTGGAATATTCACCAAGCCGAGTCAATTGCCGCCAATGCGCTGCTTGTGGCTTACATCAAGAACAACACGTTACAAGTTGGAAATGAAAACCTTCACAAGGCTCATCGCGTTCCTGCTCTATGGAGTGAGTTTTCTGAGCAGCGCATGTTGCAATCTCAAACCATCGGTTCCCGAACGTGCCGTGATTGATATGAGCCAGTTAATGACTGCTGAGATGCACCTAAGAAATCATTATGGCAACCCTGACTGCACTGCGAATCGCTGCGAATGGCACGCTTCATGGCAGGAACTGTCCGACTGTTGGGTATGCCGTATAGGAATGCCATTGAGCACTCCGAACCCAAAAGCGGTTTTGATTATTTCTCCTGAGTGGCCGAATAACCAAGTCTTGTCTCAGAACTCAACAAATCAAGTGAAAGTAAAACCATGAAAACATCAGTTATCCTTCTTGCGCTTGCCCTCGCAAGCTTTGTCTTCGCCGCTGTTGGGCCATCGCCAATGGCCAATCGAAACGAATACAGCATCAACGTAAATCCCACGCCCTGGTTGTCGGCAACCAAGGTGCGCTTCTTGCCACGGCTCGAAATCAATGGCACCAACGGGACTCCGGTCGTTATTGCTCTGCTCGAAGCGTGGGGAGACGATGTGCAAGACGACGGCACGACGAACACGTCTGTCATCCAACGCCGAACGTTTGTGCTAACGCCCGCTCAGATGATAAGTTGGGCCAACGCTCCGAATGGTTTTGCGTGGCTCAGTAACGCAATTCTTGCTCGAACAAAACTCACTCCACGACCATGAAAATCAACTTGAATGATCTCGCAAACGACCTGGCTGTGTCGGACAACCCGACCGGCATCAATCTCACAGCCGGGCACTGGAAGGCGGCGCTGGCAATGCTTGGCAAGAAACTCCGGGCAGTCACGGAAAAGCGTCAGATGGCAATCCTGGAAGCAATAATTGAACGCGCTGGAACTGAGGATGAAGTATGAAAACTTCCTGGAAAACTTCATTAGCAGGCATCATCACGGCGCTTGGTGCAACATTGCAGCAAAGCACAGAACCTATGATCCATAGCATCGGCCAGTTCTTTCTGGCACTAGGGCCGTTACTGCTTGGCCTGGCAGCGCGGGATCATAACGTGTCGAGTGAAAAGGCTGGCCTGAAAGACAAATGACAACGTTCTATTGGGTTTGCTTGCTTTTTGTCACAAACACTTTTACCTTCGTGTTTACGTTATTGTGGACCGTTAACATGGTTAACAAAGTAAAGGCTGAAGAAGATCAGAGGTTGTTGTCTTCTCGTGACGCTTGGCAAGCTGTGGCACTAGCTAGCGGAATTTCTATAAAGAAACAATGAAAACAAAACTAGTGGTTTGCCTTTGTATTTGTGTTAGTGTTGTTGGTTGTGCTAGGTTTGGAACCAAACAAGTCGATTATCGGAAGGCTTACTATGAGAACGGCAAGGTTAAAGAGATTACAAAGATTAGCACGCTCGCCAAGAGTGGAACGTTCGCCGATGCTAAGTCAAAACTTGCAATCTGGACAGCCGAACAAACCGAATTCAAACAAGGTGCCAGTGTTGGAGGGCTTGGACAAGAAAGCCAGGTTGGAACAAATCTAACTGAGCTTGTAAAGTCTGTTGTGGATGGAGCCGTTAAAGCCGCGATTCAGAGCATTAAACCATGAAAGATGACCCAAACGCGTTTCGGAATTGGTTGACTACACTGTTTGCTTGTTGTGGTATAATGATTACCCTTTTAACTGGCTGGTCGAATCTTACAAATCAACTAACGACCTTGAAGACCGAAGTTCAGTTTATCTCGGCACAAATCATCATGTTGCGAACCGCTGTTGAAACACACATTGCACTCCCTACTCATCCTGTAGCGGAAGAGCGCACGAAACAGTTGGTGAAGGAGATGATCGACGCGTTGGATCGGATTGTAAAGCTAGAACAGCGAAAGCCGTAAGTTTCAATAGCTTAACGTTTATAGCTAATGCCTAAAGAGGTTCTACAAGATTTTCGATTCGGCTTGGACACAAGACGTTCAATGTTAACGTCTCGGCCTGGTGCGTTGTTGGAGTGTAAAGACGCTGTTGTGAACCAAGGTGGGCAAATTGAGCTACGAAAAGCCTTTGTGCCGGTTTCATGCGCTCCTTCTGTTCCTTCTGGGATTACTGCTTTGTTAGGCTGTGAAGCATTAACAAGCAGGATTGTGTTATTTGGCGGTGAGGCTGATGCAGCGGCAGGAGCTTGGCTACCTGCAAATACGGCTTACTATCGGATTTATCGTGCTTATGGTTGTCAAGTCAACCTAAGCAGTGGAACGTCTGGTAGCACAACTATAACAGCGCCGAAAGTTGGCGGCGGGACTGCTGTTACAATCGCTTCTAGTGTTGCTTGGAGTAGTTCTATTGCAGGCACAGTTACGGCTGTTATTGCAGCCATAAACGCCGGAACAGCAACACATGGTTACTCGGCTCAAGGCACAGGAGCATACTTCACGATCAATTCGCCGCCTTCGGTTAGAAACGATGCAAAGACTCGAATTACAATAACCGTTACTGGGAACTTGGTTTACGCTAAGGCATACTTGATTCCAAGTGCTAATGCAACTTCAGTTATTTGGTCAACCGTTTACGGTGGTTATGTTTGGTTGCTGGCTGGGTTAGACGATGATTCAATTTGTGCTTTTTACTGTAATGGTGTTGCGCCGTATGAGGCTAACCCACTTGTGCAGTCGTTTGAAGGTCTGATCTTAAAAGACCGTGTTAGTGGCAATCCAATGTCAACAGATGAGTTTATGGCCGTGCTTGCTCAGTCTGTTGCGAATATTCCAGGCAACTTGTATAAAGGAACACACTCGCCTGTAACACCGACAACAAGTCCGATTCAGGGATTAGGAGCTAGTCAGTATAACACGGACGTTGTTAATGTTGGAGACATTGCGGTTATTAGTGCAGTTATTGATTCAACATCAAAGGCTGGGGATGAAGGTAAACAATCAGTTGGTGGGTTTACAATTACTGGTGGTGCTCCAGGTTCTCCTACTTCTGACAATGGTATAGTTTCAGTGAAGGTTGGTTCAACTGAGTTGTTAGTTGGCGCTCCTGACCAAGTCGATTTTGTTACAGACGTTCACACAACCGTTGTGGCTGTTGTCACGGCTATTAACGCCAATTCTGGTGTTTCTGGTTACAAGGCTACTGCTGGAAAAGACACTATTACGATCTACTCAGTTGCGGTTGGTGCAGGCGATGCAACATTGACTGTCAAAACAAAGGGTAACGTCACAACCGACTTTGCAATTCTGAATTTCTCTGGGACTTCCTTTTCGTTGACAAACATAAACGTTAATGGAGGAAATCGGCTTTCTGTTTCATTAGACTATCCCGGAGCATATTCAAGCCTTTCAGACTATGTTGAAGCTATTGCAACGGCAGTTCGAGCTTCGGTTACTATAGCCGGGGTAAAGGTCTTAGCGTATCATCCAACAGGTAGTAACTTGCTTTACCTGTCTCGAAACCTTGTTACTTGCAAAGACCCAATATTAGCAATTAACGCACTTTGGACTGGAGACGCTGTAATTACTTCTGGAGCCGGACAACCATCTTCTGCCCTTGCTACTATAAAGGGTGGAACAATACTCGAAGAAGTTGTTGGGGCGATGTGGATTGGAGGCGTTACCGTTCGACGCGGCCTTAATGCTTCTAATGCCATTACTAATGGAAAGTCTGTTCACGTTGACCCAAGTGGCGGAAAACCGCCTTATTCGTTCCTGTGGGAGTTTGGTCCAATTCCTAAAGATTGTCCATTCGATGTTGCGTTTTTAGATCGAACGAAGCAAACTACTTTGATTTACTCTGCGTTTAAAATTGAAGTTTTAAAGACTCCAGCCGAACTATTACCAAAAGGCTTTTTTAACGTGTTTTGCACCATAACTGACTCTGCTGGTGTTGTTGTAACAAGTCCGAACATTGTAATAATGTATTAAGATGCCAACACCGTCTTACTCAATGCAGATGTTAACCAGTCTTAGTTGCATGACTGGAGGGGCTCCTATAGTTTCTTCGTCTGGACCAATAACTGGATTGACTTTTGGTGGAACTCGTGTTGTTGGAGATAAAACATCGGTGCTTTTGTCTGACTTAACAACTGGGCTTACTCTCTTAGCAGGAGCCGGACGTTTTACTGGAGCTGTTGGAACCTTCTGTTTCACCTTTAAGGACAAAGAATATGTTCTTGCTGGTCCTCTTGTGTTTATGTCTGCTGTTGGTGATCCGACAGACTTTAACAACGAAAACGAAGGCACGACAGCAGGTCAAATCAGAATGACGAATAAGGTTGGAACAGCAGAGAATCTAGTTTCGATTGCTTCATTCCAACGTCGGCTTGTTTTCTTCTCACGAAACACAATTCAAGTTTGGGCAATTGATGCAAACCCGCTTGCTTGGGCACTTGAGCAGGTTCTACAAAACATTGGGTCTTTGGCTCCAGCGTCTGTTCAGTCTATTGGTGACTTGGACGTTATGTTCTTGAGTGATACTGGTATTCGTAGCCTTCGAGCTAGAGTTGCCGTTCAAGATGCTTACGTTGACGACCTTGGTTCTCCGATTGACTCATTGATCCAAGCGGCTGTGCAGACGAGTCCAAGCAACGCAGCCATTACACAAGGGATAACAGAACCAACTTCTGGGCGGTATTGGCTTTATTTAAATGACGGAACAACGCCTTATATCTACGTCTTTAGCAACTTCCCGTCTTCAAGTGTGAAGGCATGGAGCCGATTTCGGGCAATTGATAGTGTTGGTTCGGCGTTTGTTCCAACGAAGTTCGTTGTGCTAAACGGACAGGTTGTGGCGTTTGACAAAACAGCCAAGAAGTTGTATTACTACGGTGGAACTGCGGCACCGTTTAACAACTACAATCGGACATCAGCAACACAAGCTCAAGTGCAACTTCCTTGGTTGGACCTACGTTCACCAGTTACGTTTAAGATTGCAAAGGGTATTCAAGCTGACTTTATTGGTGGCTGGCAAATCAAGTGTGGAATGAGTCCAAAGTCTGGGATTTTAGCAGCGGATGTTGTATATGCGGCAACAACCTACTCATTCGATGATGGTATTGTTCCTTACAACGCTAGAGGCACTCATTTTAGTGCAGAGCTAACAACTACTGCGATAACAGGAGCCGCTGTCTTTTCTGGCCTTATGTTTAACTACGAGTCAACTGAAGATGAATGATTTGCAAATAACACAAGTTCGGGTTTGCACGCCACAAGACATTGATCCTTTGTGCAAACTTGCAGCAGTTGACAATCACGCTGTGATTGCACCGGGCTATATTGTTGAAAAAGGCCAACAAATCATTGGCTACGTTGGTGTTATTCCGTCTTTGGTTGTTTGGCTTGATTCCCAACGTGCACAAGCACGAGACAGCCGGTATGCGCTTAACGTAGTTGAAAACCTACTGGCATTACAAGGACAGGCTCTTGTTGGTTTGCCTTGTGAAGACAGTTCGCCGCTTCGTCCTTTTCTTGAAAAGATTGGTTTTGTTGAAATGAAAAATTCGTCCTTTTTTGTAAAACCCCTACACTAATATGTGCTTTTCTAGTGGATCAAGAAACACCGAACGGTTGTTACAACAACAACAGGAGCAACGTCAACAAAACATTCAAGAAGGCGTTACTCGGATTAACAACGCCTTTAGTGGTTTTACGCCAGAGTTCTACAAGCAGGCAGAAGGGAATTATCTGGCTTCGGCATTACCACAACTGGCTAATCAGTATCAAGCAAACACTGCTCAATTAACTTCAGGCTTGTCAAACAGGGGTTTGTTGCAGAGTTCGGCTGGGCAACAAGCTCAACAGGGATTACGCCGACAAAATTCATTGGCGTCAACCCTACTAGCCAATCAATCTCTTGGAGTTGGACAAGACTTACGTCAGCAAGTGCAAAACCAAAAGACGGCTTTAATTAACCAACTTCAACAATCAACGGACCCAACGTTAGCTGGTCAACAAGCCCTTGCAGGTGCGGCTTCAATACAGGCTCCATCATTGCTTTCACCACTAGCCAACATGTTTCAGAACTTCTCAAACATTTATTTGGCCGATCAAGTTAATCGTTACTCTCAACCGTCTTATCCATTTGTTGTTAGTCCGGCTGGTGGAAAAGTTCGGACTGGAAACTTCTACTATTAACCTATGAGCTTTTTGACTTTATTAGGAATGGGTATTGCAGCAGCAGGAACAGGCACGTCAATGGCTGCGGCATCTAGTGGTAGGAACGCTGCAAACCGTGCAATCCAATCCGGCTTGCAACAACAAGAAGAGTTTCAACGACAGGCAAGCCCAGTGTTTCAACAAGCGTTGCAACAAACTGGTCCTGTTAACGCTCAACAGCAAATTGGAACTGGAACACAGGAAGCAACGGATTTGTATGGTCAGATTAACCGACTTCCGTTAAACGGAATTGTTAACCCATACGCCGCTTCCCCTCTTGAAGTTGCAAGAACAAATGCACAGATTGCACAGCAACAGAAGGCTCAAGCGGCATTGCAAGGACTTAGAGCTTGGCAGGTTGGGCAGGGACTCAATTCAGCAGATGTTCAAAATCAGCTTAATGTTATTAGTAACTTGGCTAAGAGTTCGGCAAACTTAACTCCGATACAAGCACAGTTAGCAGGACAATCCTCAGCAAACCTTTCTGGGCTTGGAAGCTTAATGTCAACTGCTGGGATGTTAACTGGATTGGCTGGTGTAACTAGACCAGGAGTTCCAGCATGGCAACAAAACATTTCGAATCGAGTTGGAGTTCTTCGTGGAGCAATAAGATAAAGTTATGACTAATTATCTTTCTGGATCATTGATGCAGGATGCGTCGGCGTTAGGTCAAAACCTTGGGAGTAGCCTTGGTAATGTTTGGATGCAGCTTCCACAACTACGGGCCACGCAACGCCAGCGAGAACTTCAAAACATGATGGGGATGCAAGAGTATGGGCTTCGACAAAGGGAAGTGGCTAGTAGAGAGAACCTGAATACATTACGTGGAGGGCTTTATACTGCTGAGACTGGGCTTGCAAAAACCAAACAAGTTGGTGAACAAGGTAAGATTGATGCTCCGGGGCTGATTGACGAAGCTGTTTTACAAATAGCAACTCAAGGCAACACGCCGCAAAACCGTTCTCGGCTTGTTCGTGCGTTTTCACAGCTTGATCCAGAAACAGCAGCATCACAAACCATTCAAATGATGGGCTTCCTTGGCTCACAAATTGGTAAAGACCCAACGCAAAGTTTTGTTGCAGCTACGGGTAAGCCTATAGACTACTTACAAAGACAAGTAGGCGAAGCTGACATTTCGGTTGGTCCAGACGGGCAGATGATTTTTGGAACAACTAAAGTGCCCGCTGGGACTATGGCTGCACTTGGACAGATTGTGGCACCTGGACAACAGCCAACTCAACCATCTTTTGTTGTCAATCCACAACGTCCGGCGGCAACTCAAAACACTGGAATGCCTCCAGGTGTTCAAGGTGAAATTGCTCGTGGTGCTTTTCAAGAAACACCAGCTAGTTTTCGATCTGGTTTATCAAACATCCTCCAAACACTTAATCCTTACTGGCAAACTGTTCCCGCACAACAGCAACAACAAATGCCGACGTTTGTTGCGCCGTCTGGTCAAGCTACAATGGCACAGCCAACTATTAGAACGAATACTCCAACAGCAGGGCCTTCACAGCCAAGAACTCCAAGAGAAGTTTCTAGTGTTTACAATTCTGAAGTCGAAGCTAGAGCAGCAGGCTTGCAAGCAGGAGATATCTTTCAAATGATTGTTGACGGACAACCTCAACGAGTAAGAATTGTTGATTAAATATGCCACTAGAGGTTTTAAGTCCAACAAACTCGCCAAGGTCTGTTTCACGATCTAGTTTAGGGCCAAGGTTGGAGCTTCTTGGGCCAGCGATGCCGTTAGTGCCAGTTGTTTCAGCTTCTCTTCGTCCTTCTGTTGAGAAAGTTCCTGTAACACGTTCTACTCTTGCAGGCAGTTTTGCACGTCCAACAACTGTTGAGAGACAGGATGGGTTGTTTCAAAGGCTGTCTTCAATGGAGCGTGAAGTATCTACTCCCAAGTTGCTTTCTCCAAAAGATCAAGCCGCGTCCAATGAAGAGCTTATTCAATTGATTACTGGCGAAACAACTGCATTCGGTGGCCCGTTTCCAACAATCACCGGAGCGGAAATGCAATCTGCGATTCCGGCCTTGCGTAATTATCCGAATGTTGCCAGCGTTATTGCTAATATTTCCAACCAAGGAACTAAACCACTAGTAGATTTTCCAAGAACATTGCCGGGAGCGGCTATGGCAGTCGCTGCTCCTAGTGCGGGTTTGACTGGGTTGGCGGGCGTTGCAGGCAAAACTGTCCTTGGTAAATTCATTTGGGATGCCTTGCAACATACTCCGCAGTTAGTGCAAGACACAGAGAATGCGATTCGTTCTGGTGATCCTGGAAGAATTGCCGGAGCAATCACTGGTCTTACACTTAACAGCACGATTGCTATTGGTGCTAGTCGTGGATTAAAGAAAACACTGGCTCGTGAAGGTATTCAACAAACGCCTTTAGGCGAAGTTCTTCCAACACAAACCGAAACATTCTCGTCAAAAGGCACGTTTAAACAGTTTGTAGAACGCTCGGATGTTGACATTGCTTCGCTACGACAAAAGCCTGTTGTTGATTTACAAGAGGGTGCGGTTAAACCGGTAGTTGAACAATTGACGCAAAAGCCAATTGCTGAAACACCCAAAGCGCCGGAGCTAATGACGGAGCATGAATGGAATGTTGCGGTTCAAGAAATGCTTGAGAGGGTTACACTTGAAGCAAAGGCAGAAACGGCGAAAGCGCCTGTTGAAATGACAGTTGAACGATTTCCTGATGGAATAAAGGTATCTGGGATAACGGTTCCAAAAGAAGCTCAAGGAAAAGGTCTTGGAACTCAAGCAATGAAAGTTCTTATTGCTGAGAGCGATGCCACAGGAAAACCAATCTACCTTACCGCTAGCGCTGAAGCTGGGAAACAGGATGCTTTAAATCGGTTCTACGAGCGCCTTGGTTTTGTTCAATACAAGACAGATCCTCTTAGTGGAAAACCAATGTATGTCTATAGACCTTCTAAGAACCTTTTAAATGATGCTCAAGCAATAGCTAAGTGGTATGTCCGTTTTAGGAATGCCTATAATAGTGATAATCCATATCTTAACCTAAAACAAGTGCTTGAAGAGTTACCAGATGCTAAAACCGCTAAAGAAAGTAAGTTTGCAGGTTCTCTTGCTAGAGGCACTTCAACATCAGCAGTTGGAGCAGTTATCCATGAAAACATTCCAATACATGGTGAACCGTTTGGGTTGTGGAGAGCCAGAGTTTTAGGAGAATTTCCCTTAGATAAACCGATGCCTAAAGGCTGGAAAGACAGCATGGAGAAAGCCGCTCTCGTCACTCCGCCTGAGTTGACAACAGTGGAAGCCATATCACGTATTAAAGACGAACTAGGAGAAGATGTTTTTAGGAGAGCCGTTAAATTCTACGCAGAAAGTTATGGTAATGCTGGTGAGATAGGCGTTCACGCTGCATTACTCGCAAAAAATTATCTAAGACCTCAATATAGAAGCGCTCGTGTCTTAGACGCTATTGCTAAAGCAAAAGCTGAGATAGCCAATGAGTTAACGGCAGGCAAGCCAGCAATTGAACAACCAATAGTTGAACAATCAACTCAAAGAACTCCAAATGCCCTTAATCAAGAAACAATCCAAGCAGGCACACAGCCAGAACGTGCAACGGTTAGTCAAGGAGGGATACCCTCAGAAGCAGGCCGTAGCGATAGCTTACAGCGTGCAGCGAGCAGTCAAGAAACACAAGCAGTAGGTGGGAAACCTCCTGTTATTCCTTCAACTGTGCCGCCTACGTCACCTACAGAAGCAAGAAGTGCAGGATCACCAATGGCAATGCCTGGAGCAAGCCCGATTCCTCCTGTTATTCCTCCTACTTCGCCTCCTAGCGTTCCTCCAGTTCCGCCGATAATCCCAGGGGCTGCTTCCAGTGGAGCGAGTAGAGGAGGTGGCCCTGAAAAAACTGGTCTTTCGTCAAAATTAGGAAATTGGTTGAAAGCTGCTTCATTAAAGCGCGAAATAATCCCCGCTGCAATAGACACAGTTAAAAATTCAGCAAACTTGTTTGCTAGAGAAACGCGAAACTCTATTATTGACAGAGCAAAAAGCATTGTTGGAGTCTGGACAAAACAACTTGAGAACGCACTAACTTTTGTTGTTGAGGCAAAAGGTGACCTTAACGCTCTTCAAGAAATGAGAGTTAAGATTGAAACCTCTGCAAATAGTGCTAAAGCTGGAAAATGGAAGCTTCGTGCATTAAACGCAATTACTATCGCAGAGAACAACTTTCCTCGATTAGTTGACGTTGCTAAAGAATTTGATAGTGAAATGCTAAACCAAGTTGGACGGGAAAATGCAAAAGGAATTCCAACTGAAGTTAGGTCTGGTTACGTTCCGCATATTCAGGATTTAAGTGACGTGAACGCAACTCTTTTTGAGCTTGGTGGTTCTCGTGGTCAAGGTTCTGGTGGCTTTACTCATCAAAGAACTCATCCGACTTTTGCAGACAGTATAGCGGCTGGGATTAAGCCAAAAGAGCTTAATGCATTAGATTTATTGGAGCATCGTTTGCGAGCAGGTAATCGCCGGATTGGAATGACTGATTTTGTTGATGCTCTCAAAGACGTAGTTGATCCTGAAACTGGAAATCCAATATTTCAACAACCAACAACGCGTGTTCAACAGCTTCCAACTGGTCCAGGACGAACTGAAACCATTGTGCCAATAGGCTATCATCTAAAGCAAATCGGAGGAAGTCCTATTGCAGTGCATAAAGCATACTCTGGCTTAATTGAAAATTTAACTGGAGAAAGTGCGTTTGCTCTATCAGGTACAGGACGCGTAATAATGAATTCGGCTGGAGTAGCAAAGCACGTTTTGTTGATGTTTGATTTTTTTCATGCGGTAAGGTTGGCTGTATATTCTAAATCGGTTCAAGGATTAAAAGGATTAAGGTCGTCCTACGGAAAGGGACTGCAAATTCTTGAGAATGATGAAGGCACTCTAAGAGCAATGACAAGAAGAGGCGAGATTCCAGAAGCCTATTTACCTGAGATTTTGGAGAAGAAGCGAATTGTTAATTTGGGAGTTAAAACCGGCTTTAACGTTGGACGAATAAATGACGCGCTCTATACAGAATTTGTTCGGGCAATTCCTTTGCTTGGCCAATACAATCGTTGGCTCTTTGACTCTTTCCAACGTGGGTTAATGGCAGAAACCTACGTTATTCAATTTCGGCGTGAAGCTAAACAGTTCCCAAACAAAAGAGAGTCAGAGATCGCTAGAAATGTTTCAAAAAACCTCAACGTTAGGTTTGGGAACTTAATGAGTCAATCATGGATCAAAAACAAAACCTTCACGGACTTGTTACGTTTAGTTTTTCTTGCTCCCCAATGGAACGAAGGATTGATTAGGAGTGAACTAGGAGGGCTTAGACAATTTGGAAAGGTTCCTATTGATGCCATTACAAAGCGTAGGCTTATTGTTGGTGCTTTAGGCAGAAGTATGGGAACAATCTTTGCAACTTACTTTTTAGGCAATCAAGTAATAAACTATCTAACTAGAGGCAAGCCAACTTGGGAAAATGAAGACGATCAACCTGGGGCTAAGATTTCTGCTTGGATTCCAGACATTCTAGGTAAAGAAAGCGAAGGGTTTTTCTTAAATCCACTTTCATTGTCTGCTGAACTTATTCACCAAGTTGCTAATCGAGCCGAGCAAACTCATAGCATTTTTGAAGGGCTTAACAACGTTCTAGATTACAAGCTTGGACCCATAGGAAAAACACTTAATGTTTTAAGGACTGGAAAAGATTGGCGAGGTAAGCCACTTGACGACTGGGAACGTGTTCAAGAAGCTTTTCTTGCCGGACTTCCAATCCCCATTCAAGCGCCAGCAATTTATCAAGCAATTCGTGGGCAAGAGAGTTTTCCAGGCCAAGCACAGAAGTCTCTTATGGGTTCTCTGGGATTCAAGTCTGACACAAAGAAATCAAGCTTCAAGGAAAGGGTAGAACAAGCTACTACTTTACCACTTGAAAAGAGTTCGATTAAAGAAAGGGCGCAAGCGATTAAGTCTTTTCCAGAAAGGCCCATGAGAGAACCGTCAAGCAAGCTACTTGGAACAATTAAAGCAGCTAAAGCGCAAGAAAAACGTGACACCTATATTCAAAAGCGCCTCACAGAAGAGGCTCAAGTTTGGTTAGATCAAAACAAGCTTAGTTGGGCTGGTTTTGGGACGGTGGTTGAAGATCAAGAAAGAATTCCACTAACCGACAAGGAGGAAACCCACTATCGCCAGCTTGTTTCAACAGGTTACAACGAAGCCATTAAACGACTGATGGACGATGATACTTTTGAAGGACAAGACCAAGCCAAGAAGCAATCTCAGCTAAACCTTTTGCTTAAACGAGCCAAGCAGCGGGCTAGGAAAGAACTTGAGCAGGTTGTTGAGGAAGGAAAGCTACGTTAAAACGGAAAACGTTAGCGGTCTTCAACACTCTATCTTCAAAGTTTGTTTTGTTCGTTTCTCTTCTTTACTTCAGCGGCTTTCCGGGCCGTGCAGATCATTCGTTTAGTTACTGTAATCGGTCCTCCCTCAAAACGTAGGTTTACAGGAACCTCAAAAATCGTTTCAAGCTCGACAAGTTGCCCGGTTTCGTTGATTAGGTTTCGTTTCACACTAAAAACCTCGTACGGTTCAAAGTCTTTTTGCATTAACTCGTTGAACTTCTTCTCAGGCAACCAGCCATCATTGTCTTCGAGCGAATCAATAAGCCGTTGAATTGGCAACGCAAGTTCGTTTCTGCCGCTTGCAACAGAAAGCTTTTGGATGTTCCGCTCAACACTACTAAGCATTTCAAGTGCTCTGTCTAAGTTAGACGCTACAAGCATTCCAGTTGGGTTTGAATCAGCAACGTCTAGCAACATTGTCATTTTAATAACATGCACGTCTTTAGAACGAATGTAAGACTTGAACAAGGACGAATCTCCAAGACGGCGCAACGTTTGTTTGTTGTCATCATACCACTTTCGGAACGTAGCTTCTGCTTTTGTCTCCCATAAGTATTCACGAGTGTAGCTTTTCAAGCCAACAAGATGACTTAATATTCGTTGTTGGGCATCTAATGCTTCTGGGGATAAAATCACGATTGGAATGGAAGTAAAGGTTCCGTCTTCTTGTCGTGCGTCTTGCTCATAAACAAGTAGCATTCGACGAAAGATTCCGCCGGTGATGACATGGCCTCGAAGCTTGCTAGATAGGTAGTCCGGTGGCACGCAAGCTAGCATGTTCACAGTAGGGTTTAGCAAATCTTCCAGCCCTCGTTTAATTGTGCTACTCTTGAAAAACGGGCTTTCGTAAACATCACAAAGGAAAGTCAACATTCCTTTATCGTTGAAAGACATGAAGTTTTCAAGCTCGTTGACAAACAACATCATTGGACAGTAATCAATGTCGCTGCCATTTTGATCCTTGAAGGTTCTCATGCCGTCTGGACTTGCCATTTCTAACACCATACCTTCTCTGGAAGTAACACTACTTCCAACTGGCATGTTAGGATAGGCTGTTTTGAACAACGGCCATGCGACGGATGTTACTACAGTGGACTTCTTGTTTCCTTGTTCTCCGACAAGGGTTATGTAGTTCATTCCGTGATGGAAGATGTTTCCTTGACGGACGTAAACCTTACGATGAATTGCGGCGCCGAGTAGTCCTATGGCTCCGAAATAGGCGTAGTTTTTGGGGATTTCATAGCATTGACAGTGGGTCCAGAAATCGTCCACTAGGTTTGACATTAAGCCTCTTCATTAAATGTTTCCAATGCTTGAGTCTCCCCAACTAGGACTATAACTGCCATCGTATGGGATGACAAGCTTGGTCCCTGCAATTTCAATTACGTTGTTAAACCAACTTCTTATTTTGTCAACTGCCCACTCCGTATCGGCTTGTTTGAATTGCATAACAAGCTCATCGTGGACTGAGAGAAGAGGTTCGACCCTAAGAGAATTAGCCGAAGTCCGGTTATCTTGGTCTTCCCAAAGACGGAGTGTGGCAAGGTTGACCGCGTATGTTGTATTAGCTTGTGGTTCAAAGCTAACAAGCTCACCAAGGATTTGCTCTTTGCGCCCGTAAAAGCGACGAACTTGCCCACTTGCAGCGGTAAGAGTTGGGATTCCACGGGTTGAATCCAAGACACGTTGATAGTGTGATTGATAGAGTTCATAGTTGTAACGGCTTCGGATTGCACGTTGAAAGACTTTGACTTCGGACTCAGATAGATTGATTTTGCCGTAAGACTCAATGAATGCCTCTTCAGCAAGACGCTTGGCTCCCATAGTGTAGCATGTTCCCCAAGCCCCTTTTTTGCTGAAGAAGTATTCCCAATCGTCTTTGTTGATTTTCTTGACGAGCTGTTTGATTTCATCACGCGTGGAAACAGCTATGTCAGCGGCTCCGTATTTGAAGATATAGGCAACAACTTGTGCGGGCTTTAAGCCAACAAGCAAATCATCAAGCATTGTGCTATCACCTAAAGAGGCTAGACGCGCGCCGATTGTCCAACCGTCGGCACCTTTTAAGTCGCATTTAGCAATCCAACAACCTTGGTCAGCAATGTAGAGGGTGCGAAGACCTTCGGATAGTAGGCTTTCTTCCGGTAAATCCCAGTCAGAAGAAATTGTTTGTGGGTTAGAACCAACTCGCTTGCTTTGATTTAGGTCAACGGACTTAGAACCTGTGATTCGTCCGGTTTTAGAGCCAACAATATTAAGGGAGTAGCGCATTCGGCCATCAGAAGATGGAACGATTGAAAGCATTTGCGCGCGGGTTCGATGTAAGGTAATCTCTTTGACTGTTTCAACAATTTGCTTTGCGGCTTCTGTTGAGAATTTCTTTAGGCGAATTCTTTCTTGTCCCAATAACCGTAATAGATTTAGCATTGCAGCAAAGTCAGTAGTTACATGGAATTCGCCGTCAGCGTCTTTTTTGTATTGTTTTGGCAAGCCGATTGTTTCGTAAAGGTAAGTCTTTAGCTTATTTCCCTTTACGTTAAGGGACATTCCAAGCTCAACATTCAAACGACCTAGTTCGGCTTCAGATAACGTTGAGTTGGATAAGGTTGTTAAAATCCAATCTAATGCTTCTTCGTTGTCCTTTTTTGGCTTTGTTGGATTATTCTTATAGCAGAGAACCTGACGAGCAAAGCTTTCAACTTCGCTGTGGTTTGCTATGTTGCAAGTATGCCCAAGGCCGAATCCAGTTTGCTGATCCAGTTGATATTGAAGCTTGTAAACATGTTCTTGGACTTCGGCTAAGCGAGCTTTGGCAGTCTTTCGATCATACAAAAACCCTTTGCATTGCATATAAAGCAAAGGATCAAGGAGTTTCTTGTTTAGGGCATAGTGCCGTTGTGAAGACGCACTAAGTAGTACTTCTAGAGCCTGCGAGTTCTCAAGTGTTGTTGCGCTGTCACGACAACAATATCGAAAGAAAGTGTCTGTGTCAGTTGACTTTAAGTCGTGTTTGTAAAACGGTTCGTCGCCAAGAATGGAGTTCTGAAACGCAAGGTCCTTTGGAAACTCGCACCATAGTTCCCAGAACTTTAGAAGAGTGTCATCAAGGATCATAATAAACTAGCCTTCATAGAACAGGAATTCCGTGTCCATGCTGTAACACAAACCTGTCATAAGCACAGTTTTGAAACACCTTTGGCACGGCCTCATCCAACATCACTCTAGCAAAGGCTTGTAGGACTTTGGCTTCGTCTTCTTCGGAGTCCCAGTAAGACAACCCGTCCAATCGAATAAACGGCACAAGGAAGCTACTTTGAGGGCTTCTTGCGACTGAGCAGCAGATAAAGGATTGAATTCCACCTTCAATGTCGTAGCTACAAGGCGTGTTGTTGGTTTGGATTGATTCAAGTCTTGAGATAAGTTCATTGGCTGAGAGGTTTGTTTCAATGGTTCGTTTGGGAGGTTCATTCGTGGATGTTGTTGAGTGACGTTTGGCTTTTTTTAGATCGAAGATCAAGATCGGGACTTCGCTGTATTGGCGAAGACAGTAGGCTGGGTGATAGGTAGCAAGACACTTCATTCCTTCAAAACGGCCAGAAGCAACAAACAAAGTGCCACGGTAGTCCATGATCGAAAACTCACCAAGGAAGGCCCTCAAGGCTGTTTTGCCTAATAGCACACAGAGATTTGGCCTAAATTGATCCAGGTCAAGCTTGAGTTGGATCAAGCCGTCTTGAATTTCTGGACCATCCCACGTAAAAGTCGAAATGTCGTTGTCTGGTGGCCGAGCTTGGCATATGTTTCCAACAAACACACTTTCTCGTCGAATCCCAGCTTGGGCCAAGCATTGATTTAGAAGCCAACCTGAACTTCCTACAAACGGTTTTGGCGTAGGCTTGAAGCCGTTTCCATTGCAGTTTGGGCAAAAGGCCCTTGTTACGCCAGTCTTGAAACCAGGTTGACGGTAGATACGGGAAAACTCATGCTTGCAGGACTGACAGGTTTGCCATTCAACTTCGTCCAAACCGGGAGCCTCGCCAACAAGAGCAATCGGCACAGTGTATTGACTCGTTGGAAACTGGTTAGGGACAACTGTTCTTGTTAATTCCATGTTAACAAGAATTAAAGACTGGTTCCCCTTAAACGATCTAACACAACGTTTGTAGCGAACAAAGCTTGCAAAACAAGCAGCTCATCGTAAGTGAATTCACTTAACTGGTTTAGCAAGTCTTTTGCAATTGGTATGCGTAGGTTTGTGTCATTAACGAAACCGACTGCGATTACAACTGGTCGATGAATTGCAGCAACAGCCAAGACCTTAGCTTGAAGACGGTCTAATAAGGCTTGTTCGGGAGTGCCTTGCAGAGGTTGTAGAACATTCTTGCTTTCAAGAATTTTAGAAACCTTGGCGAGAGCGTGATGACGCTCTTCTGGAGAAGGAGTTGGCATAAGGGTTGTGTTAGGTTAGATTGTTTTGCTGGAATGCAAGTAGTCAAAAACTACCTTTGTTGATTTCAAGTCTTCAAGAGCGTCATGTGTATGTTCTGGGTCTTTGCCTGTAACATACTTGTAAGCCTCGGAAAGTTTTGGCCATTTTGGTTTGCCAAACTTGCCCGGTAGGTTGCAAATCAAAGTCATGACTTGCATGGTGCAGAATATAGGGACTTTAATGGCTTCAAGCCCTTTTCGCTGAAGCTCGTTGTTCATTATGAGAACATCAAAAACAGCATTGTGGGCAACTAGCAAAGTTGCGGTTTGAAGGAAGCCGTTGAAGGACTTGATTAGCCAGTTAATGTTTACACCGACTTGAGTTGCAAGGTCAGTAGTTATGCCATGAATGTTTGAAGCTTCAAGAGGGATTTCAAAGCCTTCTGGTTTGACGATGTAGCAAAATGAATGCAACGGGCGAATGTTGTTTGAAGCAAAGACTTGACAAGCAAGTTGCACAAGCCTTGGCTGAGAGTTGTCTGTAGGCGGAAGCTTGAAGTTGGCTTTGCCAGTTGTTTCACAGTCGAATAGCATTGTCATATAGTTAGGCGTCTAATCGCTTCTTACAAAACGGACAGTTTTCCGTTTCTGTCGTGATACGCTTTACGCCTGCTCCGAGTTGGTAAAGTTTGTATGGTCTGTTTCTACATGACAACTCAGCAACTAGCCATTTTATTGCTGGATTGTAACCAGTAGTTTCGTCAATTGGTAGGTTCGCGTCTAGTAATTCTCTAAGCCGAGAAGTCCATTGTAGGTTTACTCTTTTTAACATACGAGGTTCAAAGAAATTTTGCTCGGCCATTCTCCGAGCGGGCCTTACAGCGTGTCCTGTGCGGAACGTGAACTTACTCCTTCAAGAGCCAAGCATTGACCTTGTTAGACTCTTCGAACTCGTCACTGGCTTTCTTGATGCCGATTTTGGCTCGGCCTACTTTGCCACAAAGCAGCTTTGTGTTGTGAAGAAACTGATTAGGGTCTCCTTGCAATTGAAGTCCCTTGAACATCAAACCGATGTTGCGGACGATGTTGCGCTTTGGCATCTTTTCAGTCGGAGTCAAGTGATAATATTCCCGGAACTTGAAACCGGTTGGAAGGGTTTGGCCTTCGGTGCCTTGAGTGTCATTGAGGGTTTCCCAGGTGATATGTAACCCACGGCTGTTCTCTTTTTGCTCGCTGTTTTTGACTTCGGCTTCGCCAACACGAAGGTTGACATTGCAAGGAGCAATAACATCGCGGCGAGTGTCGATGTTGCTAACGTCACAGTCGAACAAGTCTGTTTCAGTAGAAGAGGCTACGTCTTCAGCCGAAACTTGGTCAGGTGTAGCAGGTTTGTTGTATTCATTAGCTGGTGATGTGTCCGCGAATGGGTCTTGATCTAGATCATTCATTGGTTTTATGGTTTTGACTTTTGCAGATTCAGTCTGCACGCTGTTTCGTGAATCGAAAGCTGGGTTTAAACTTCAACTTGGAATGGGGTTATTGCAATGTCGGTCAAAGGCAAGGTTTCTTTCTTATCCTGCACATAGGTTTCTGCTTCTTCTTGACTATCAAACTCCTTCTCAAGCTTACAGTCGTCAACGGTTGCTGAGAGTCGGAACTTGGTTTTGAATTCTTTGGGCTTCAAAATGCTTATGACGAACTCGGAATAAGACGAACCCGCGGCAAACGCGAGAAACGTTCCAGATTCGAACTTGAGTTTTAAGGCTTTAAACATCGTGCTTGTCGATGTTTCTTCCTCAATGGTCACTTCTTTTGGAAGAATTGTGATGATTTCTTTGATTGTTGCTTGTTTTAATGATTGCATGTTTCCTTTGTTTGTTTTGTTAGTTAATAGTTGGTTTCATAAATTGATTTGTAATCAGCTTTGCAAACGGCGGGAAGACCAAGAGGCCAACGTGCGCCAATGCCTTTGATTAAGCCGTGTGGTTGGGTTCGGACGTAGGCTTTTTGACCTTCAGTGTAGGCGTAAAAGAATTGACTGAAACGTGCGCCAACAAAGTCTCGAAGCTTGCTGTAAAGCATTGGACGTTCAGCGGCTTCTTTAGTGTCTTCGTTTTGCACGTTTTCGCTGTGGAACAAGAACACTGTGTGACACTGAAATTGACAAGCCCGTTTGATGATTTGATCTACCTTAAGACCGATCTTACCTGCCCACTTTCTAGCATCAACAAGCTCGGCAGCATTCTTTACGGCTTGGTGTCCATAGATGCAGTCGCTTAGTCCGGTTATATGGTCATAAACAAATGTCTTCCAAGGACACAACTTGAGTATAAGGTTAAGGCTCTCAGTCACAGCTTCAAACGTGTCCTTGTCTGGTGTTGGCCGGTAAAGAGTTTCAAGTGGAAGCCGGTTCAAGACTGAAAAATCAATTGCTGTGATCGGAGGCAGCTCTTCCGGCTTCTTCATGCAAGCCTCTGCAAGTGAACCGGGTTCAAACTTAGGTGTTTCTGTTGGGTTGTAACCACAAGGAGAAATCCATGTTATGGGATAGTCAGTTATGATATCTAGTCCACCAGAGTCATGACAAAAAAATAACATTGGCTTGGGATAAGTGCCAGCCGCACCAGTTTTCCAGGAAAACGGTGGCCCAAACCTGCCTTCTCGGATGAATTTCATTTAGGTTGCTCCGTAGAGCAAGTTGGGAGTGTTAAAACAAAATCTACTTGGACGTAAGGATCAAGCGAATTCAAAATCCGATAGTCATCAATGGCATAACCTAAGAGTCTTGGTCTTAGTTCTTTTAGCCCTAGCTCAATGACCTTTAAGAATTCAAACCGACTGAGTTTAACGCTTAAAATCGTTCGTTCGGTTGAAGTCATATTTTGTCTGTTGGTTGTTCTGTTTCCTCAAAAAGGTCTGAAGCCAAAGCCGTATATCCAGCAATGTCACAAAGGTTGTCACGTTGATGTTTGTTTGTTTCACGCACAAGCTTTAAAAGGATCATGCACAACGGGATTTTGTGAGGAGGGATATTAACACCAAGGATTGCAGACCAAAGTATGGCCAGTTTAGTCGCTTCTATGCTATAAGGCCCGTAGGCATCACGGCGGTCTTCTGTAATTAAGTCACTGGCTTCTTGCAAGAGTGAATGGATCATCTTAGGTTTTCAAGGAATTGGTTTAGTTCGACAATAGAAAATTCCGGCTTGGTCACTAACGCAAATTCAAGTTCGTCAATGTCAAGCCGAGCTTCTTCAGCATCTGCAAGGTAGATGCGTCTAATGGCTTCGCTGTTTACTCTGTTTTCACCTTGTATGACAAGTCGGTCCAAGCGTTGTTCTACGGTTTTAAGCCGTGCGCGAATCCTACGAGGATTGTTTGAGTTGATTGCTTCTTTTGTAAGCGTAGTCATGGGTTGACCTTTCTTAAGGGTGTAAAGTCATTGTGCGTGTAGTTGGTTGATGCAAGCAGTTCGTCCTTGTCTAAACCAGGGACTGTATCACAAACCGGCTTGAACATACAAGCTCCGAACTTGCCGACACAACTAGTCCTGAATTCAGTCCAAGTATCACGTTCTGCCAGCCAAAAGAGCCAGTTGAGTAGCTCTGTGGTTTGACGCTGCCATTCGACAAGTTGCCATTCGTAGATATGGGTTGAGTCTCGCTCAAAGCTACTTCTCCACCATTGGTCAAGCGTTTGGCCTCGTGGCTTCATCGGAGGAGTGCTTGTTCGAACAGCGTGGATCATTACTCCCGTGCAAGTTTGGCCAGTTGTTTGCTGTATTCCGGTAATGTAGCCTACAAACTGTGAACTACTGTTCTTGTCGTCAAAAAATGTCGAACCAAGGTTTGAGGTTGACTTGAAGTCCACAATCCAAAGCTTGTTGTTTTCCTTTACAACCATGTCGATTTTGCCGCAGTAAAACACTCGAATGGTTTGGCCACGAAGCTTAAAAGAACCGAATTCATAAACAAATGGTAGTTCAACGGCGGGTTTACCGTTTATGGTTGCAATCTGAAACGATTCTTCAGTGTAAATTTGATTATACCGCACGATAAACAACTCAAGCAAGTGCGAGAGGCTGTTTCGTAGGTCTTCTGGATCATTCCAGGTTGTCTCGTTCCAAAGCTGTTCAAGCAACGTTACTTGCTCAGCTTCTAGTTCTGGCGTGACTCGATTGTGTAACACTTTAGAGTAGCGACACTCTAGCAACCTATGGAGGATTGTCCCACGCCGAAGTGCATCTTGTGGTTTGGTTCGATGCAAGACATACTGATGAAAGAACTTGCGTGGGCATTCTCGCAAGGTTTCAAGCATGGAGTTGTCAACAAAAAGACAACCAGACATTAGGATGGATTCAAGAGGTTGCATTTTATAGACTCTCTAAGAACAAGTTTAGTTCGCTTTGCTCCGTTTGCTTTCGTGCCTTTACAACTGAAGGGCGTTTTGAGAAGGGTTGAACCGCTTCTCGTTTGGCTCGAATTGTGCGAACGTGTTCTAGCAACGTGCTACGGTCCATTGTTGCGACTGGGTTTGGACACAACGAGGCTAGCGGGTTGGTGGGCATGAAGTTAATCCCATCCCTTTGAGGGAAATTCTTGCTTCAGGCCTTCTAGGTTGTTGTAAATGTATGCTGCAACTGGGCTAGTTGCAACGTCACCGGATAGCCCACTAGTCCAGAGCCAATAAAGATGAGGAGCTGAAACATATTGCATTTCTTTTCCTTTGAATGGACCAAACGGCATTAAGTCAGTATCTTTTAAAGGTTTCATTTGTTATGCGGCTTATTAACTTTGGCGTCTTCAAGGGCTTCAATCAATCGTAGTCCGTTTCCACCATAGCCGTTTTCTAGCAACATTGTAATTTTGAACGCTGCCACTTCTATTCGGTCGGCAGCTTCTTGCGCTTTGTTGGCAGCTTCTTGAATCTGCCTTGCTACTTGTTTCATGTCTTCGTCATTCACAATTCAGTATCCTTTTATTTAACTTCCCAATACTTACCGCTTGTGTCTTTGTGTTCAACAACAACCACGTCCGCAACCTGTTCGATTGCAGAGTTGAATTTGTTGGTTCGAAGAAAAACCGGTAGGTTGATTGCAACCAGCTTTTGCAAGTCCGCAAGACAAGTTGGTTCTGCGAATTGAATAGCAGACTTATCGTTTGGGTTAACTACAAGCTCGGCTAATGGAGAAACTAGCGTTCGCCGATTGCTAAGACCGAATCGAACTTGGATTAGTCCGTCATTTGTATGACAAACATCCTTTCCGTAGTGCTCGGCGGCGTCAAACTTGCTTTGGTCAATCTTATCAGTTGGCCAATGGTTTGCGGCGTAACTTGTCCATGCGTCACGTAGCCCATTTGCGTATGTTACAACGGACATTCCTGTCGGGCGAATGGTAACTGCTTTCGGGAATTCTACGACGATTGCTGCAATCGCAGCTTCGAACCGACGAAAGTAAGCTTCGCGCTTGCGATATGGCAAGTTACCATCAATTGGAGACGTGTTATACATGGAAAAAAGACTGCTCTAGGAGGCTCTTACGGTCTAGAGCGTTTGTGGCTCAGTGTTAACTGAACATACCGTTTTCGTTTCGGCGATTTCGCCTACTTCGAAATGAACCTCTTTTGGTCTCACAAGGTTAATGCGGGACCAAAAGAAGCGGCAACCACAAGTCGTCGCGCTGCACATATTCTCTAGAGTCAATGCCAGCATTTTCGCTCATTGTAGTTGCCACAAGTCATGTTAGCCGATCAATTTTGCCATTGCAGCGGTGATTGCAGCCTGGGCAATACGCTCTTTGATAACCTTGACGGCCTTGGCCAACGAGGTTGTGTCATTCTCATTAATGACAAGACCTTGCTTCTTGCTCTCTCGGATCAAGTTAGCCTTTGCGGTCGGAGTCAAGCCGTTGACCAGAGCCAAGTCTTCTGCATTGACCTTGCCCTTTGCGACGGGACGAATATCGACGGCCAAGTTTGTCGTCGCTTCGGTCACTTTGGCCTGTAGGGCATTCGCGGTGAACTTGTCCTTGACACGACCAAGGAACTTTTCTGGGCTTTCTGTGACCTTGCCGGTGTTGTTTCGCTCACGTTGCGTAGCGGTTGCTTGTTCGACAACTTCTGCAATTGTCTGGCCGGCTTCCGCAGACGTGCCGAGAGCGAGTAAGTGTTGGTTCAGATGATGCAATGCGAGCTGGCCTTCATCGTTCGCGGCCTTGTTTGCTTCAGCGATGGATTCGTAAAATCCAACATTGACTTTGAATCCCAATATGACTTTTTCGATTTTCTTCATGTTTTGACCTTTTTGTTTTGTTTTGGTTGACTGATTAGACCGTTATGGTCTGGTTAAAAGTAGCGGTTGTTTTGGTTGTTGTCAACGTGAATTAGCCGCTTTGACCAACAAGACAACTCTTCACGAAAGCGAGTCGCATTAGGGCAGTCTTGTGAAACCGATAAAAGATTATGCGCAAAGTAGGCAATTTTGCGTTTTATATGTCGTAACCGATTTTGTCTTTTGTTGATTCGATGTTGTGCATTCATGGTTTTAGCTGGTTGATTTTTATACAAGATTCGCATGACCATCCAAAAACGTTCTGGCTGCAACTGCTTTGTCGGCGTCTGGACCGTAACCAAGTAATAAATCACGGTTCCTTCCCTTAAGTTTTGCGATGTAAACTCTGTCTTCGAAATTGTAAGTTATTTCGTTTTTTGGTTCGTTGCTCCATTGAATCTGAGAGAACTTGTCACGAAACTCTCTTACGGCTTCTGCCAGGGTAGTTGCAATCATGGTTTTAGCTGAGAGATTTGTTTGAGGATGAATTGCTGAAAAACTAGTTTGGGTTGACGTTGACCTTGCTCCCACGATTGAAGGGTGCGCAATGGCCAGCCAAGTCGCTTGCAAAGCTGAGATTGAGACAGACCGACAACACGCCGCGTAGCACGAAGCTGGACAGCGAAGAAATCGGTCTTGAGCATGGAAGGAACATACGGCTTTGTGCGATAGTGTCAACGTCTATTTTCAAGCTTTCGCAACCTATTGCGCACTAACGGTTTGCGCCGCTAATTCGCGACAAAGCTTCGCCCGCATTGCTGCAAATCCTCGTGTCGGTGGCCAGAAATATCCCGTTCGCACTGATGAACAGTCATGTAATAGGTTGTCACATATTTCCTGATTTGTTGTGTCTAGTAAACTCAAAAACATCAATAGATAAAGCCCTCGGCAAATTCCCATATGGGTTGCAACGAAGTCCTTTTTCATTGTTTCGAGAAAAATAGTTACATGCCTTCCTGTCCTTGCGTAATAGTCAAACCAAAACGCAAGAACCGAAAATGCTTGTTTGCTAGTAAGTTGTTTCATTTGGTTGTGGTTGTTAAAAAAGTCGGATTAAGGCTGTTCCATAGTTATCAACACTAGCTTCAGCAATACGGCGGTTTTTTGGACAGACTTCTTTCGCAACGATTTCAATTTCTTGTTCGGTTGAAAACGGATTGTTAACTACGCAAATCCATTGATTCTGGACACCAATCTCAAGAATTATTCTTTTAATTTTGGTTTGCTGAGGTTTCATTTGGTTGCTCGGTTTTTGAGTTTTGCAACTTTGTCGTTAAGCTTGGCTTGTGTTATCTCGCGAAGCAAGCCACCATACCGCAGCTTGGCTTTGTTAAGGTGTTGCGAAGTTGTAGGACTGTAGTAATGTTCCGTGAAAAACGTTGTCCCGTTTGCGTGTATTGCTACAGGTGTCCAATAGCTGTAGCAGACAGTAACATTTCCAAAACGCTGTTCTGTCTGGTTAGAAGCAATTCGGTGACGTTTCATGGTTTGACCTTGTGTTTGCATGGTGTTTTTGTTTTAGGTTGAATAAACTGTGTAGGGAGCTTTACCGCCTTCGAACCATTCTGGGTCAAGGCAATAGCATTTGTTTGCTTCAACCGCAGTGTCTAGTGGATTACCTAGGTAACATGCGCCCGGAGCGCATGGCGAGCAAAACTGTGCGTAGGTGAAGAAAGGTGACTTAATGATCCAAACATCATTGCTTGAACCAAGGGAAAGCTTGTAGCCCTCCGCGTGGTAGGTATGGCCTAATGGCTCTTCTGGGAAACAATGGTGTCCATCAAGGAACACTTTGCAGTTCTCGCAACCAAACTCCTTTGCGCTATATTGTGTATATGGGATGAATTGATCGGAGTCTTTAATATCTTCAAAAGGAACAAGTGTTCCTTTGCATTTGGGACAAAACGGCTCTCCGTAGTTTGGTTCAAAGTTGTCAAACGCA